AATTACTCTACTGATAAAGTTTGCTGAATTAGGGTCTAAGTTTACATTTGCAAATGTTTCTAATACATTTTTCTTTTTGTCGGTATCATTAAAATCTCTAACTACAATTGTGAATGTACCATAATCACTACCATTTACCGAACCCGCTGCTTTAATACTTGTAATACCAATTTTTACCTTTGTATTTGATGCATTACCTGCTCCGATTGTTTCAAATTGAAATAAATCAAATCTATCACCAGAAATGGTTTGAGATTTAATTGTTGGAGTTAATGCTTCTTGTACATCAAATGTAAATCTTTGATTGTCTAATATTGTTACTGAAGCTGATGTATGTATATCTTTAACATTAATGTTTGCATTTTTGAAAAATCCATAAGCATATGCAGATTTAGTTCCAAATGCTGATGTTCCAAATACTGCTTCAATATCATTTGTATCTGTTGAATCTAATGAAGCGGTTAAATTTAAACTACCACTATTAGTATGTAATATAAAATCACCATACCCAGAACCAGTTACATTTGCTCCATAAAATCCTCTATTTGCACTTCCTGATGTATTAAAAAGAATACCCAAAGATGCACTAACTGAACCAGAAGTTGCTGTTAATAATAAAGGAGCTGTTTCGGTATATCCACCAATACCTGCTACTCTACAAATTGTTGCAGTTCCTGCTTCTCTTAAATATGATTGTACTGCTAACGGAGTATAATATGTGTCATCAACTGTTCCAAATAACGTTTCAAATTCTGCTTGTGAATTTACAATTGTTGGAACTACTGGCCCTTCTTTAAAGGGGCCTATGAATGCTGCACCGATATCAGCTACACCTTGTTGTAAAAATGATAGGTCGTTTTCTTTAGTAAATACGCCTGGTGATACTATTTTTTCTGCCATTTTGAATGCTTTATTTTAATTTATTAATTCTCAATATAAATATAAAAATTTATCTCAAAACAATAATCTTACTTATAAGATGGAGAGAAATAGTTATATACTTGTTGAACTGCCGTTGAAGTTTGTGTTGTACTATAAAATAATGTTGGGCCAATATATCCGTTCCAAAATGTTGTTCTAGCACTATTAGAACCAATTGTTACATAGTTAGTAGATGCTGGTGCTGTAAATGCAGATGCACTAAATGTACCAATTGAACTACCATCTACATATATTGTTACTGTTCCACTAGGTTGGAATGCTGCTGAAATCATATACCAAGTTCCTGCTGTCAATGAAGTTGATAATTGTGCAGAGTTACCTAATGCACTACCATAGAATTTAACTTTATCAAATGCTGAACTATTAGATGATTCAATTGCAATACCATAGTATCCTGCGTAATCAAATAAGTGTCTTGTGGTAGTTCCCAATGTACCTTGTGGTTGAATCCACATATGTATTGTACCTGTATTAGTATTAAATTGAGAAATACCACCATTTATGTTTGTTGCCGTATCTTTGTAAAGGAAGTTATTTGTTCCGTTAAAAGATAAATATTTTAATTTTGGAGTTGCTCCTGCTGCGTATGTTGGATTACCACCACTAATACCTGCTGCGTTAGTTACACCTGCTGGTCTTAAACCCGTATTATATCCACTTAAATCTATCCAGTCACTTGTTAATGCTCCTGCAGATGGTAATGTTTGTGATGCAAATGAATATGCTTTTGAAGTATCAACATACATTTTTAATCCAGTTGATGGAATGTATGGTTGAGTTGTTGTACCTTTGTTATGAGATACTACACCATTTGCTAAGAATGTATCTGCAGTTTCCACATTCAATGTTACAATTTCAACATCTTCCGTAATAGTTGCTATATCATAAATTTCAACTTCAACTGCTCCTGCACCATCATCTTTTATTAATAAATCTCCGATTAATAAATTTTCTACATTTTTGAATTTATATTTGTCAGTTTCAGAATCATAAACATATAATGGGTGGGTACCTGTTGCTTTGATTAAACCATCATTTATTGAATAGTATCCACTTGCAAAGTTATATACCATATCTCTTACCATTACATTTGTTTCTGAACCGGTAAGGTCTGATAATAAATAAAATCTCCAATCTACCATTTCCGAATCAGCTGGTTGTGATTCATCAGGTAATCCTGCTGGTACCCATGCTTTAATTTGGTCACCAACTGTTAAATCTTCAATATTAATTACATCACCATTTGCTAAAGTTACTTTTGTACCAAATAACAAACAAAAATCAGGTTGGTTAATTGTATTATAAACATCAACTGCATATAAAGTTTTAGTATATGTAGTTCCGTGATTTGTTGCACTTAAATTATATCCATCGGCATATCCCATTGTTAATATTGCTGATGCTTCTGAATATGTAGTTGTACCAACTGCTGCTGGTGTAATTGGAAAAGTATTTCCGGTATAATCACCAGAACCAACGGTAAAGTTACCATTATTAAATGAACAAGTGTAATTATTTGCTTGCTTTGCTACTTTATTAGAAAAATTAGAACCACTTGAACTAAATGTAAATGATGCATTTTCAGTTGTACTTTCTACAATATATGTATAAGTTGGTGTATTTACTGTTATTGCGTCGGTTGCAAATGCTAATAATGAAATATTACTTCCACCGCCATTTAAACCACCTACTGATACAGCTTGTGAAGTTCTTACTGAACCGCTCACTGCTCTATATAAATTTCCTAAAGATAAGTTTGTTCTTGCCATTTTATTAAGGTATTATTCTCCGTTATAAATATCTAAAAGTTTTTCTTTCCATTCGTCTTTGTTAGAAAAGTTTTTAATCATCCAATTTTTAAGTTTTTCAAATTCCGTTTTACGGGTTTCATAATCATCATTACAAATTGTTTCGTAAGTTTCTTTAAATGTTTCCTTACTATCCGCCTTGTATTTATAGTCAAGTGGAACATGCCATGTCTGATGTAATATTGGTAATTTGCCCCAATCCACTGCTTCAAAAATTCCGTATCCGAATGGTTCATGTTGAAAGCAAGAATGAGATATTCCCCAATTAAGTCCGTAGAACCTTTCTTTATATTTGTAATCAAATTTGTAAATTTTTGATTTTTCAAATTTGTATCCATATTTTTCTTTGTAATATTTATTGAATGTTTCTGAATTAGTAGAAATAAATCCACTCAGTCCATCCATATACTCAACATTTTTTCTACCTTCAACCCTTGCAGCATATCCTATTTCATTGGATTCTGAAAGTTCTTTATTATTGGTAAATTCGTAAGTATTTGGAATATGATATAAATTTTCCGCTTCATATGGAAAATGATACAATCCTACCCAAATTTTATTTTTAATTTTGTTTATTAATTCTGTTTCCCATTCCCAATTACCATACCAATGCAAATATTCATCTTTACTCATTTGTCCTATTAAAGAAACTTTAGTAAGATTGTGAAATACAATAGAATCAATTTTTTCTAAATTGTTGTGAACTGCCGTTGTAGGTGTATAATGTCCGTGAAGAATGTGTATTTTTCTTGCACCTTTAAGAAGTTCATCAATTTTTATTTCATTGGTTTCCCAAATATGGTCAATATCAATTGGAAATTCTTCGTAATTTTCAGGTTTTTTTCTATGGAAAAGAAGAAGTGGCTTCACTTCTAAATGAGGTGCCACTTCTTTTATCCAATTAGTTACCCATATATCAGCACCGCTGTTGAACCAGGGTCCTCCAGCGGTGGTGTAATAAATGTCATACATTAATTATAACCCTTTTGTCTTCTTTAACTCCTGTACTTCTATTGTTAAAGAATGAATTTGTTGTTGTTGCTCTTTAATACCTTCAATTAATAATGCTACTAATTTATCGTATTTAACTGCTTTATATCCTGTTTCTCTTGTTGTTACTAATTGTGGTAATACTTCTTCAATTTCTTGTGCTATTACACCAACATCATTTCCTTCAAAACCATGAAATTCTTTCATATCCGCTTTCCAATCGTAAGTGTTACCACTAATTTTAGAAATTTTATCCAATGCATTTGCAATAGGAGTGATATTTTCTTTAAAGTTTTTATCTGATGTAGAGTATGCTACAATATCACCACTTGCATCAATTCTACCTGCCGTTGTAGATGCAGCCATACCAATTCCCAATGAGTTAAATCTAACATCGGATGAAGTTGCTACTGCTTGTCCAATAGAAATTGTTACTGCTCCAGTTGCACCACTTACACTTACACCAGTTCCAGCTACTGCTGATGTTACACCTGCGTTATTTAAAGTTACAGATGAACCCAATGATACTGCACCTCCACCACTTAATCCAGTTCCTGCCGTTACAGTTACTGCAGAATTTGCTAATTGTGCATTTGAAACAGTACCAGTTACACCACTAAATGCAATTTGAGAAGAACCACTTACTATACCTGCTGGAATAGAAGAGATACTTGTATATGTAATTTGTGAAGAACCACTAACAATCCCTCTACCTTTTGTTTCGTATGATGAACTTGCTGCGTTTAAGTTTGCTACTGAAATTGTATTTGCAGATGCAGTTGAAATCAATGAACCAGAAATAGTTGCTAATGCGGTATTTTGAGTTAATTGAGAAGAACTGAATGAATTTAAGTTACTTACAGAAGTGTTTAAACTTGCAGTTGTAGTGTTTAAATTCGTAATAGAAGTATTTTGACTTGTATTAGTAGTATCATTTGAACTCGTATATGTGTTTAATGATGATAATATTCCAATTACTTGAGTTGAACTTGAAACTACTGAATCACCACCTACTCTTAATATTCCTATTTCATTTCCTAATGTACCTGCTATCCATTTGTCATTTGTAGTATCCCATAACATAGAACCTGTTAAAGTACTTGCACCCGCACCATCTTTAACATAGATACCACCATTTGTAGTAACTGTTCCGTTTAATACTATAATATTATCACCAATGTTTATATTTGTTGAGTCAATTGTTGTAGTTGTACCATTTACTACAAAGTTACCACCTACTGTTAAATCAGATGTTGTTCTAAGTGAACCTGTAATTCCTACACTATTTGCAAATTGAATTGTGTTACCACCTGAAGATGTTATTTTATTACCATCTTGTATTTGTAATGTACCTTTAATAGATACAACACCTGTATTTGGGTCTAAAATTACATCACCTGCTCCTGTTGAATTAAGTGCTATATTACCTTCTGCAGTTTGTAATGTAATAGTATCTGCTGCAGTTTCTAATAATTTTAGAGATTGTCCTACATCAGTTGTTAATGTTAAATCATTTGCGGTTGACGAAAGAATTGCTGTACCATTCATATATAATGAACCGGTAGAAATATAAACGTGTCTCCATTGTTTAGAGGCAGAACCTAAGTCAAATGTGTTAGTTAATGAAGGAATTATAGATGAACTTAAATTTGCGGTCATTGCTACAGTATCGGATGTATTATCACCGATTGTAATGTTACCACCTAATGTTAAGTTACCTGCAATATTTGCATTTCCGGTAATATCTAATCCGGAACCTGAAATTGCTCCAAAGTTTCCGGTACTTCCTGTACCTCCTGCTGATAATACAATGTCACCTGTGGCTCCACCGACTACTAATGTTCCCAATGTGGTATTCACATATGGTTCTCCGAATGCTAATGAACCGGATTGTTGGGCGGTACTACCGCGTCTAAATTTAAGTCCCATTTTA